GGGTTCGTAGATTTCGCCATACGCGTTTAGTATTTCCTCGGCCCCGATTGCCTTTAGCATCGTGCCTCTTACCCAGCCCTCTTGGTATTCGATGTATTCTACAAATAGCCGCTTGACCCCTTTCACACGCTTTGTTTTCTGCGTGGCTCTAACGTGATACCACATGGTTCGCTTTTCGTATTTCTTGTCCAGCACTTCAACTTCTTCGCCATGGGCAAGCGCGCCCATAAGGTTGTCGCCAATTACAGCAGCGTCCGCCGCTCTCCATAGCAGGATGACGGGCGTTACCAGCTCGCCCCGCTCATCGCTCGATGCGTACCTGTCAATCCCCCATAAGTGGTCGGTTATTCTCCCATCCATAATAACGGGCACTCCTCTCTGGCTACTTTCTCCGGGTAGATATCCCACCCATGAGGACAATTTACATGATACGGGGGCGGGTTATTCGTTGCCACCCTCAGCGGTACGTTACCTCTGTTTATCCAGCCCTGGCATATCGGGCACTTCGCCGTTGTCGGCTGCAGCACTGCCATACCGAAACTACTGTTAGTATTGTAGAAATCTGTTTGCGCTTTCGATCTTGCCCGGTTGACTGCGAACTGTGTTACCTGGGGAACCTTCCACTCTCCGCGCCTGGTTGACCAATCGTTCAACCTTGAGGCGTAAACGTGCCGGTTCGCTGTTGGAACGTCTGACCGGATCCGGGTTATCTCTGCCAGCAGGTCGAAGTTGTAAGTGTTGACTATTGATTGCGCATCGTTCAGGCAATCCTTGTTTATCTCACTCAGTATTGCGCCGTTTGTTAGCCTGCCAACTCGACCAGGACAGCCAACGCGGGCAGCCTGGATTGTTAGCTCATCTTCATAAGCGGATCGACTAACACGAAGCAGGGCAGCGCGTAACTCCTCCATGTCGTAGGCATCCATCCTCATAGCAAGGTGAACGAGCTTGACAACATCGGGGGATGTGCTAACGGGCGTTATCCAATCACGCGCAAGGTCAGTTATCATAGTTCCTCGTTTCCCTCGTCTGCCTTCACCGCATTATCCCACTCGTCGTCTGGTATCGCGTCGAGTGCTTCAAAGCGTACAGATAGGAGGCTGTTCCATCGCTCGTTTATGAGCGCGATTAGTTGCTTGTTTACCTTGTTGCGCCTGCGCTCATTCTTGATATCCTGTTTGGTCCTTCGGCGTCGGTTCTGCTTTTTGGGGGCGGGCTGTTCGGTCATTCTTCTTCCTTCGCCATAGATAGAGAGGCCTTCTTTGCACTAATAAGTTCAACATCGCCACCATAGAGAATATCGTATAATTCTTTTATAACCTCTATTGATTCATTCGGTGATTTCTGGATAACAAACTCAACCGTTATTGTGCTGGCGGTTTTATACCCGCTATTTGTCGTTACGTTCCTTACTCCTAAAACTGACATCTCGTTTCCTTTCACTCCTTACTCGGATCATACGTTCTTGCACAAGCGGTACACACTAACAGGCCTTTATGGTCTGGATAGTTGAACGCCTGCGAGTTACCACACAGCGGGCACATGTGATTTACAAGTGCAGCATCATGTGATAGTTGTGACAGTTGCCCGTCATCTTCTTCCGGTGCAGGTTCTTCCTCGTCGGGTTCGGCTCCCTGCGTTCCTTGCGGTACAACGATATCGCCTGTCGGTTGTTCTGGTAGGAACCTTGACCGCTTGCGGATTGCTTCAATATCATCCTCGGTAAGATCGCTTACCAGTTTGAACGCTTGCAGGAACGTACTCATTTTGTCCAGTTCGATTTCCTTTTCTAACTTATTCACCATCAGCTTCGGCCGTACTTCAAGCCCGGGAAACTGGTTATACTGTTCAAACAAGCGCGGTCCGATCTGTCTGTCTAACTGGTTTACAAAACCCTCGACCATCGCATTAAAGAACATCATAAACATTGCCGAACTGTCTTGTCCGGCTGCGTATGAACCTGCCCCACTGATCGAAGATAGTGCAACGTATTGGGCGCTGAATACCATCAGCTTTAGGATCCCGTAATAACGGATCGCTTCAAGAATGGCTGGTCCTGCTGAGAATGAAATATCTTTGATTTCGCCTTTCACGCCTTTGGGCCATGCAGCATAGTTGCCCTCTTGCGCGGTAAGGATTGCGCGGGCTGCTGCCTTGACTTCGACCTTATCAGCATCAGATAATTTATCCTCTGCCGTAATGTCCAGGTATCCTGCAGCGTGTTCGGAGCCTATTCCATGCACAACTTCAAGCCCGTATTTGATACGCTCCAGGCGCCATACGGCCTCAAGGGGTGATAATCCCTCCGGGTTGTTGCTGTCTCCGAAGGTGATATGTATCGACCTGTCAAGAGGTAACGTGATTGCGATGTTCGGGAAGTCGTGCTGGACCATGCCAAACAAGCGGCCGGTCTTATCTTCGATATCCCACTGTTTGAAGCTGCTGGTATCACGCCATGCAAAGCGCCTGAATCCAATCTTGCCGTCGGTCTGACTTGAGCGCCAGTTATCGTCATCGGGCGGCTTCCATTCCGGGCTGCGTACACATGGAACTGCATCCCACCAGCCCCAGCCCATGAAAGGCACATGAGAAACGAGCGTTTCGATAAACCGATCTTGCCCGCCGTCCAAATCCTCCAGCACAGAATTACCAAACTCGACCGCGTCCTGGGCGGCCTTGTTGTCCTGGTATTCCTGCGGTACTGACCATGACATTTGCAGCTCCCGCGCCAAAGTAAGAAACAAGTTTCTGACAATGGTCATCTCTGGGTCTGATCTGCGTAGCCTGGAGAATAGCGGCTGCACAGTAGGCCATGTAAGGTCGGTGTTATATGCCTGGGTGATAAAGCCGAAGTTAGCCTCAAGCCCTGGTGTTCCGTGTTCTGTATAATCTATTTTTACCATTGTCTGTTCCTCTTATCGCCAGGGGCTTTCGTAGTTTTCGACCTTTCCCAGCCCGGCCACATCGTCCCATGATACGCCATCAAAACCGCTCCAAGCAATAGCTAATGCCATCACTGTATCATCGTGCATGCCAGAAGGCGCGCTATATGAAAACGAGCCGCTTGCATTACGTTTGCTCTCAAATGATAATAACTCTCCGATCTGAACAGGATCATAAATAATCTTTATTGACCCATGCTCAAACGCTGATTGTAGAGATTGTATGGCTTCTTGCTTTGTTGCATTAGTTGTCGTAAATGGTATGATGTGCATATTCCTATTTTGCAAATGGTCTATTACACCCTGTCCGATACTGTTCATTTCGATAACCATGCTTGTCATGTTCCATCGCTTGTATACAGCTTCTAACCTATCCTCAAGCACGTTGTAATCAACACGGTTAAAGCGGTCTATGTAAACCTGTTCTTTGCTTTCCACATCGAACACGCTAACAACAGTATAATCAACAGCGGCGGCAACGTCAACGCCTGCGATATACTGCCTGCTTTTAATAGGTTCTTCTAACGCCTCAAGACAACTAGCATCCTGAACACGACGAAATACCATACCGCTATCGTGGATAAACTCAGCCATGATTTCTTGCTGAAATACAATGTCTGGCAATGTGCGCTTTAGTTCTTCAATTTCACTTCTGTCAATATACGGGTTATCATAAGTCGATTTCTTCCATGATTCCCATTCTTCTTCAAACTTATCTTGTCCACGATCATACATAGCCTTGAAGTAATTAAAGCCTCTTGGCGTACTGCCAATCAAAGCGCCCCCATTCAAGTCTGCAAGTGTGATCCTGATAACATTGTTCCATGAGTATTCTAAGTCTTTTACTTTTGCCGCTTCGTTGATAACAACACGTTTATATTTACGCCCTCTTGATGCGTCTTTGTCATCCAGTGACCACATCTCTATAAATCCGCCATTGATAAGATCAATCCTTCGTTCAACTTCTGATTTTCGTTTAGTGATTGGAAAATAGGTTTCTGTAAACCAACGCCAGTTTTCCATAACGCTTTTATAGTTTGGTTCATACCATGCACACGGTTCCCCCAATCGTAAGCCTTCGCTGATGTAATTGCGCTCCATGACATCTTTGCCAAATCTACGCCCACAATCTAGCACGTTAAACCTCTTTAGGCTCTTGTGTATTTCCGCTTGTACCGGATGATACTGCGGGAGCTGGATACGGACTGTTGATATACTCAAATTCTACTCTCAGTGGTTCTCCATTTTTGCCTATCAATTGGTTCTTATCTGTAAATAAAACATGATGACGCCCTAGCTGCACAAGTGCATCCTTTGCGTCATATAATTCAAGCTCCAATTCAGTGACTTCCCGATCTTCCTGGCTTTCACTCTTTGCTAGAAAGGTGGTTGTTTTCTGTTTCACTTTTTTGATAAGATGGGTAATCCCTGCTTCTTTAGCATCGTAAAGATTGAGGCTGTAGCCCATTTGTGAGATGTCCATAAACTCGCCAATATCCCCCCGCGCCATTTGTGCAAGTCGTAATAATACCTCATCGGCTTTCATTGCCTTTTCGTCAATGCGTTCCTTGATTGCTTCGGCAATGTCAACTTTTGACAAGTTTTGCTGACCAATCTGGCGAGCACTACGCGCAGAATAGCCAGCCCTCAATGCCGCTTGTGTAGCGTTGAAGTCTAGTAAATATTCTTCTACAAATACTTTCTGCTTATTGGTTAGAGCCATCCTCACCCTTCACAACCTAACCTGACGCGCCTTGTTTATCCCTTTACCGGGAGGAGGTTGAGCCGTCAGGTAGGTATATTGGTAGTGTAGCACAAAACGGGGGCGCTTGTCAACAGGTAGCCCATTTATTTAGCATAAAACGAAATTTGATGCTGGATTTTCAACCAGGCGGCGTTTATGCACGCACTTCTAAACCGAGCAGCGC